GTAAATACGATGAACTCAGAGGCAGGTCTGGTGCCGCGGCTCAACGCGTGGCCAACCTGCCACCGGTAACTGAAAAACCCGGCACCCGGCAACCACCACAGAGCCAGCGCGCGGAAACGCGCAAACGCAATGTGCAGGCCTGGGAGAAAAAACCAGGCATCGATACGCTGGCGCCGCTTTTTGAAGGATTGTAACCATGCCCTCGAATGTCTATACCACCACACAGGTGGTGGGCAACCGGGAAGATTTGATTAATCGGATTTTCCGGACCAGCCCAACCGACACCCCTTTTATTTCACGCATTGACCGCGTAGATGCAGAGGCGGTGTGGCACGAATGGCAGCGCGATGCGCTGCGCGCGCCTAACCCCAACAATGCCGCACCGGAAGGTGCAGACGCCACCTTTGCGCTGCAGGTACCGACCCAGCGCCTGGGTAACCGCTGCCAGATTTTCAGCGACACGTTCAGCATCAGCGGCACGCAGAACGCGGTGAACCACGCAGGCGGCCCGGAAGTGAACCGCCTGAAAGCCAAAAAGGCCATTGAGCAGAAAAAGGACGTGGAAGCCAGTTGCATCGTGAACCCGGTGCAGCAGGTGGAAGCGGGCGCGGGAGTGAACCGCATGCTACGCGGCCTGAATGGCTGGATTGCCACCAATAACGATATGGGCGCAGGTGGCGTAGCACCGGACCCTATCAATAATGTGGCCCCGGTGAAAGGCACGGCGCGCGCGTTTGCGGAAACGTCCCTGAAAAACGCCATTCTGCTGGCGTACAACAATGGCGGTGATGTGAAATTCTGCATCATGGCGCCGCACACCAAACAGGTGGCCAGCACGTTCACCGGTAACGTGGTGCGTTATCAGGACGTGGAAGGCAAGGCCGCCACGCTGAACACCGCCTACACCTTCTATGGTTCCGACTTTGGCACCATTGAAATGGTCCCTGACCGGGTGATGGCCAACGGGCTCGACAACAACGTCTATGGCATTGACCCGGATTACTGGGCCATTGCCACGCTGCGTGGTTTCGAGACTGACCAGCTCGCCAAAACGGGTGACAACACCAGCTATGAAATGATTACAGAGCTCACGCTGGAAGCGCGCGAGGAACGCAGCTCGTTTGCCGTGCGTGATTTGCAATAGGCGCTGCAGTAAGCGCACAACCTGATGGAGGGGGCCCGCAGCAATGCGGGCCTTTTTTTATGCCGCTCGACCCATTCTGGAATGTGCGCAATGACGTGCTGTGGGATGAAGAACTGGGCGTAATAGTGAACCACACAGAGTGGTTCCCTGGGCTGCTCGACACCATCGCACACCTGCGCAATACCCGCGATTTTGGCGACTCGGAATTACCGGTGCTGGCCTATGTGCCAGGCGTGGTGATTGAGGGCTGGTGCCAGAAACAGAAAGTGACGTTTGACCAGTTCACGCGTGACCCGGCATTGAAAGCGCAGTTTCTCAATGACCCGGATAACGCGCTCTTTCGTGTCAAGGGTGGCCAGGCATGATAGGCGATTATGCAGAGCTGCAGGCCGCCATAGCGGGCTGGTTAAAGCGCACCAACCTCACTGACCGCATCCCGGATTTTATTACGCTCGCAGAGGCGCAGTTAAACCGCGACCTGCGCACCCGGCAGATGTTTGCCACCTACCGGCGCAACACCGACCAGAACATCATCAGCCTGCCAGATGATTACCTGGATGCGGAAAAGCTCGAGCTCAACGGCAATGAGCTGCTGTACACACCGCGGTGGACGGAATCAAGCTCACAACTGCAGCAGGGTGGCCCATACATGCCCTATGCCCAGGGCAGCCCCTATATCACTGCGGCGGCCGCGCAGCAGTATTACACCATCATCGGTAACAGCGTCTGGATACGCGCGGTGATGAATGGCATGCAACTGTTCACGCTGTATTACTACACCCGCCTCACGCCGCTATCCGATGCAGAACCGCAGAACTGGCTGATTGAAGATGCGCCTGATGCCTACCTCTACGGCTCATTGATGCAGGCAGAACCCTACCTGAAAAATGACGCGCGCACCGCGCTCTGGGCAGGCCTCTACAAGGGCATTGTTGAGCAGATGAACGCCAACAATGCGCGCGCGCGCTCGAGTGGTTCAGCGCTCACGGCGCGGGCTGGCTGATGGGTGAATGAGCATGGGCCCGTTTATTCCGCTGCTGGGTTTTGCGCCAGACCTGGACCCCACCACACCGGGTGTGATTCTCAATTGCGAAATGCTGCTGCCTACGCTCTTTGGCATGAAGGGCGCAGCCTCGGAAGTGCCCGCCAAAGGCCTGCCCGCGGTGCCGGGTGTGGTCACGGGTGCGGCCACCGTGGAACTGCTGGATGGGGCGCTGCGCGCGTTTGCAGGCACCCCCACGCATATCTATGAGGCATCCACCAGCGCATGGGTGGATGTGACGCGTGACCCGACACCCGGCACCGACAAGCCCTATACCGGCACCGTTTCCAGTGTCTGGCGCTTTGCGCAGTTTGGTGATGCGACGCTGGCCACCAACGGCGCCGACCCGATCCAGCAGAGCATCAGCGCGGGCGCGTTTGAGGATATCCCCACCGCCCCGGTGGCGGTGCTGATGGATGTGACCCAGGGCTTTGTGTTTGCGGTCAATGTCAATGATGCCACCTATGGGGACCGGCCAGATGGCTGGTGGTGCTCAGGCCTTTATGACCAGACCGTCTGGACCCCGAACATAGCCACGCAGTGCGCCACCGCGCGCCTCATCGACACACCAGGGGCCTGCACCGCGTGCCGTGCGCTGGGTTCCAACATTGTGATTTACAAGGGCAATTCCTTTTACTACGGCACCTATCAGGGGCCGCCGGTTATCTGGGGTTTTGTGGTGGTGTCCAACCAGGTGGGCACCCCGGTGCAGGAGGCGGTGGTGTCAATCGGCACCGCGCATATTTTCCTGGGGAACGACAATTTTTATGTGTATGACGGCACGCGGCCGCAGCCCATCGGTGACCCGGTGAAACAGTGGTTTTTTGCTGACCGCAACCCCGCGGTGGATTACATCATGCGCAGCATGCACGACAAGACCAATGCCCTGGTTTACTGGTTTTATGTGTCGATGCATTCCCCCGATGGCCAGACCATCGACAGCGGCATTGTGTACAACTACCGCGCCAACAAATGGGGGCATGTGGCCTACCAGCTCGAGGCGGTATTTGACCACGTAGTGGGGCAGATGACCTGGGATGACCTGGGGATGTTCTACACCACCTGGGATGACCTGCCCGATGTGGCCTATAACTCGCCATTCTGGGTTTCGGCCTCGCGCGTGCCCGCCATCATTGACGCGCAGCACATGGTGCAGACACTCACCGGCCCCTCGATGAGCAGCGCATTGCAAACGGGATTCATTGGGGATGATGAGGCGTACAGCGACCTGCAATACGTGCGCATCCGCTGCAGGACCGACCCGGCCAGCGCGCTGATGGCGGGCATGCACAGTGAAACCCTCGGCAGCAGTGAGTTTCAGACCAGCCAGAACGATATGCATGATGGCCAGTTTGATGTGGACGTTTCCGCGCGCTGGCACAGCCTGATTTTTGCCTTTACGGGTGACGTGGAAATACTCGGACTCACCCCCACTGCAGTGCAGGACGCGCTGCAGTAATCCCATGGCACGCCTGCGCCCCCCCCAGTTACCGGCTGGTCACGGTAATGAGGACCTGGTGCGCGCGCTCACGCTCACGCTGCGCGAGGTGATTACGCAGCTCAACGGCCTCAGTGATGGACAACTTAGCGCATCCACCAGCGCGCAGACGGCCGCGCCCACTACGGGCGCGCATGCGCAGGGTGACTTTATCCGCAACGCGAAACCCGCGGCGGGCGGTGTCTACGGCTGGGTGTGTGTGGCTGGCGGCACGCCTGGTGTGTGGAAAGCTGTTTCGATTGGAGCATGAAACCATGAGCGATACGGCCAGCGGCCTTTATGCCTATGACCGGGCGGAAAACCGGCAACTCGGTGTGATGGAACCACCGCGGCCGCAGCCCCGTTTCTGCCTGATTGAACCCGGTGAGCTGCGCCACGCCTGGGCCTTTGTGCGCCCCGCGCTCGATACCCTCGACCGGCCAGATGGATGGCTGCCAGAGGACGTGTATTTACTACTCCGAAGTAATGGCGCCAGCCTCTACCTGATTTACGACAAAACCGGCTCACCAGCCGGTTTTTTCATTCTGCGGCTCATCCAGGACTTTGACGGCCCGCGCGTGCACATCTGGATTCTGCACGCGGTGGATGCGGAATTTGACGTGATGGCGGAATTTGATGATGAGCTGCAGCAGCTCGCGCGCCGTGCAGGTGCCGTGCGCCTCACGTTTTCCACCAACCGCCCTGGCTGGCACAAGGTGGCGCCGAAATATGGGTTTAGCCCGCGCGAAATCACCTATGAAAAACCCGTACAGGTGCAACCATGAGCGGCAGCGGTGGTGGCAGCCAGCAAACAACAACCACCCAGCAGTTACCGGCCTGGGCGCAGCCTTACGCGCAGCAGATTCTGCAGCAGGGTTCCGCCCTCTCACAGCAGGGTATCCCGCAGTATGGCGGCAGTCTGGTGGCGGGCCTGTCGGACATGCAGAACCAGGCCCTGCAACAAATCCAGCAGACTGCGGGCGCGGGCACACCCGGTGTCAACACGGCGATAGACACCACGCAGAACCTGATGCAGAACCCCATGGGGGGTTATCAGTACAACCAGTCAAATGTCACGCCGCA